GACTTACCTTCGTTCATAAGGCGTTCTACTTCACTCTGACACCAAGAATGCGCTTTACCTAAAAGAGAAGGCAGGAAGAGATATTCTCCTGTGCAATTAAGCCAGAACTTATCTGCTTCGCAAATGCAACAGTCTGGTGCAAGAGTTTTAGCTTTTGTCGATTTACCTGAACCTGAAGGTCCGATAATTATGTATAGTTTATTTTTCATGAGATTTATTTCATCCAAATGTAAGGACGAACGGAATTTTTAGTATTTGAGATGGTCAAATGTAAATGCTTATACTGATCGTTTCCGAGATATTTACAGATACTTTCCCCTGCCATTGAACGAATTTTCATATACCAATTGCGAAAGTTTTTAGTTTTACCACCTTCGATAATATCTATATCATATTCAAAAACGATTGGATTCTTTTTATAAAATCCTTTTAAAAACTTTGCCTTATCAATTGGTAGTTTACCATGAATACTTGGTTGCCATAATGTAATATGGCTTCCATGAGCAGGTAAACCTGTAAAAAGTCGAACATCTTTATCAATTAAAGATTGGTAATATTTACCAAAATCATTAGACACAGCTATGCGAACAACATCGTTGCCAACATGCAGAGTGCCATATGATTTGAGCCAGTAGTTCATTGTTGATTAATATAGATAGACAAAGAGGTTTGTCAATTTAAATATGTTCGTCTCCATGATGATCGTAGATTTTAACTTTTTTACGGTTCATAATATCGTTAACTTCTTCAACCTTAAAGAATGCTGAACCATTATATTCAATAGTATTATCAACTCCAACATCAAGAATCTTACCATCGTTTTTATGAGATGGCTTTGCGATTTCTAAGTTGCCATGAGAGTGACCACAGATTGAAAAATAATTCTCATACTTCATCTTATCCCAAATAAGCGGAGCCATATGTCGGCAAAAGAAAAAACCGTTTCCGATTTGAAAATAACCTTCTTCTCCAAAATATATGATTTCATTTCCTGCATCATCTTTTCCAAGCTTACGACACATACCAGGGAAACCTTCCTTTGTAGTTTTATCTACAGAAAAAGGAAAAATCTGAAATGGAATTTCCGAAACAAAGTTTGAGCCATGCATAGATGAGTGATCTTTTGCTAATCCATCATCTATTGCTGAAAGATTATGAAAAGTCTTGTAAAATGCATGTAGCGATTCACGATAAAATCGAGAGTGATAGCCTTCATGATTACCAAAGATATAAAACATCTTTGCCTTTGTTTTATGTAACAGAGATGAAGTATTTTCATCAGTAGTATTTAAGCTGTAATCACCAAGATAAATAAGTAAATCATTTTTTGTAAGCTTGGAACATTCATTTTCAATAAACTTATCATGTTCTTGAAAAGATGAAAATCCGCGAGGCTTCCAAAGAAAGTCCCTTTGATGATTATAGTGAAAGTCTGATGCAAAATAAATGTTATCGTAATCGTTTCTTTTAATTTTTGATGGTTTGTTCATTCTTTATTATAAAACAAGGAATAGAAAAGTCAAGTTGACAATGAGTTTATTTTGTGATATATTGTTTTATTATGGCAGGCAAAGGCTCAAAACTACGCAAAGGTGCAAATCTTTCAAACTATTGGAACAACTTCCCATTTGATGAAAAGAACACAGTTACATACTGGAAAAATAAATTTGGTGACAAATTTTATGACGATATAGGATTTCGTGATTTATCAGTTGGTGGAAAAATAACTGAAGAAGAATATCTTCAAAGATTAGAAAAATGTATGCTTAGTGAGGATAACGAAATGACTGAACAAGATGTAGATGAATTAAGAAATGCTATGAACTCTATAAGCTATTCCGAATTTCAAAAATTGAAAAAGTAAAAATTGACAAAAACTTGCAACACTCTATAATATACTCTATGATTAAAACCCTCTTCTCCAAGCAAAGGTGGATTATTGACCAGCTTCCAAAAGAAAAAATGAATGCTGATGATTTGATCAGAGAAATTATATTCAATGTTTTTATAGATCAAATCGAAAATAAACAATTATTATCTAAATTTTCTTGGGATGACGATGAGGGTAGTAAAGCTATAAAAAAAGAAATTGACTTTTGTTACTCTTGGATAACAGAAAAACGATTACTTTCTGTTGAAAAAATAAATACATTAAACAATGAATTTCCAGACGTTCCAGAAGATGATTCTATTTGGAAGTTTGTAAACGAAAACCATATCGGAGAGTTGATGGAAAATCAAAAAATCCTTTCTGAAAAAGATAACCAAGTTCTGAAATCTATTATTGAATTTCGAGAATACTTGATAGAACTATGAAATATTATAACATAAAAAAGAAGCAAAAGCTTCCAAACAAAAAGATAGACGAGTTTCTTACTCAATTACACTTTCTGTGTAAAAAACATAAACTGACATTTTTAAATCCGAAAGGAAGTATGGTGGTAAAACCATATGATAAAAATAATGCAAGAAATATGCTTAAAGATGTTTGTGATGATACAATTAAAGAAAAAGATGATGACGAGGAAGAAAAAGATGAAAAATAATTTGAATAAAGGATCAAATTGAATTATATTAAACTAATGAAAAATTATACAGACTTAAACATAATTTTAGACCGCAGCGGAAGCATGTCTTCTATTGCAGACGATATGGTAGGTGGCATTAAAACCTTCTTACAAAAAGAAAAAGAAACTGGGGACGAAACAAAAGTATCGTTTTATCAATTTGATGACAAATATGAGGCTATTTTTGAGGATAAGGATATTAAAGAAACCTTAGACATTAATCTTAATCCAAGAGGTTCAACTGCACTGTTAGATGCACTTGGTCGAACAATTACTTCTGTTGGTGAAAAGCTTTCTAAAATGAATGAAAATGATCGTCCAAATCGTGTTCTTTTTCTTGTTATTACTGATGGCTATGAGAATGCTTCTAAAGAATTCACAAGTGATGTTATAAAGGAAAAGGTTAAGCATCAACGTGAAACTTATGCATGGGACTTTGTTTTCCTTGGTGCAGGTGAAGATGCAGTTCTTGCACAACATGCAGGTCTTGGTATTGGTGCTTCTTCTTCAAAGGGTTTTGCACGTAGTGCAGATGCAATTAATCTTGCATGGACTAATGTTAGTGATCATTATCAAAGTTATAAGAAATTAGACCGATCAAATCTTGAAACTTATAGTCGTACTTTTGAAATGAAAGATGAAAAGGAGGCAGAAAAGACTGTATGAGAATTGCTGTAGTTGGTGCTCAATGTGTTGGAAAAACTACATTAGTCGATACTTTTAAAAGTTATTGGCCAATGTATAAGTCTCCTGAAAAAACTTATCGTGATCTTGTTAAAGAGAAAAATTTAACTCTTAACGAAAGTGGAACTATGAGTTCACAAGTAATTATTCGTGATGCTCTTGCGGATCTTGCAATGAGTAATGCAGGAAAAACTGAAACTATTCATGATCGTTGTATATTAGATAATCTTGTTTATACTTTTTGGCTTGCAGAGCGTAATAAGTTTCTTGAAAAAGAAAGTGAAATTGATGACTTTATTGCACAAAGTATTCTTATAACAAAAGAATGTCTTAAGTTTTATGACATAATTTTATGGCTTCCAATCAATCCGAATATTCCAATTGAAGAAAGTGAAAATCGTTCAAGTAACGAATCATTTCGTGAAGAAATTAACAACATTTTTTATGGTGTTCATGAAACTTATAAAAAGAATGCAGGTGTTATTTTTGATAAAGAAGACCAACCAGCATTTATTGTTCTTGAAGGTGATCTTGATCAAAAGATTTCTTACATGAAAGAATATATTGGAAGTGATGGCAAGCTTATTGAAACAACAACTTCTGTTCTTGGTGACTTAGAAAATGTTTACGACGAATTAGCTCTTCGTGGACAATTGAAAATTTAATATTCTTTTGTAAATAAAGGAGTATGGTTATTCTAAATCAAAACTCCGTTCGTCTCTGTCGTGCTGGAAGCTGCTGTCCAATTGTTGAAAAAGTAAATGAAAATGAATTTACAATTTCTGATGATTATAAAGGTAAAGTCCGATTAACAAAAGATGAGGTTCAAATGCTAAAAGATGCACTCGAACACTTAGATAAAAATGTCTAATAAAAAACCCGCTCAAAAGAGCGGGTTTTTTGTTTATAATTTAATTAATTTTTTGTAATCATTGTACCTCTTTGATACATATTTTACAAATGCACTTCTCATTACAAGTTCAGGATCACGCATTTCATAATTATAAATGCCATGTTCTTCTGATTCTTTAGTATTGAAAAGTTCAACAGTTTTTGGAAATTCGTTTTGGTAATTTTTACCTAAGTCACATTGGTCACTATCTGCAATAATAAAAAGTTTAGAACTCTCTTCTAAACGAGTCATTATTGTAATAATTTCGTTCATAAGACAGTTTTGTGCTTCGTCTAATATAATAATACAGTTTTCAAAGCTTCTACCACGAAGATAAGATAATGGTATAATTTCTATAGTTTTATTTTTGAAAAATCCCTCTACTTCTTGTGGTGTTAAAAGCTTGTTTAATGAATCATTTAATGGTCCGCCATACACAGCTATTTTCTCTTCCCAAGAGCCAGGAAGGGCCATTAGTTTGCTACTAGCACTCTCTACCGCAGATCGAACGTAATACATTTTTTTACATTCTCCTCTTTGAAGTAGTTTAAGTGCAGCAAAAGTACTCATAATAGTTTTACCTGTTCCTGCAAGAGAGTCAACAATAACACATTTTGTTTCAAGGTGCAGCATTTTCTCTAATATCTCAGCTTGTTTATAATTCCAAGCAAATGGTTCTGAAATTAAAAAAGAGCTTTTAAGTCTCTCCTTTACTTGTTTTATTTTTCTAGCACGGCTTTCTCCCATGTATATATTACTTATCTATATTACGATGAAAGTATATTATCAATGTTCTTTTCGTTAATGATTAAAAATTTATAATTTTTCTTTTTGCAGTAAGTTTCTGCTGCTTCCCACTTTGCTTGATTAATAGCCCATTGTAGATTCTCATATAATAGAGTAGTTCTTTTTTTATTACCATGGTTTGTAGGTGCTGAACATTGCCTTTCTGGTTTAACTTCTACCAAATATTCTTTTACAACCTCACCAACTTTTAACTTCATATAAAAGTCAACAAAATATCTTGCATATTGAGGTGTTCCACTCTGAGCAGATTTAACAGGATGTTTGTAAGGTATAATTACTTTTTCACTGCTCCACTGAACAACATTAGGATTTTTATCAAGAACAAGCATAAGTTTGCGTTCAAGACCACTACGATAAACAATATTGTCTTTATTAAGACATTTTATAGGATTTTGAGGCTTATAAATTCCTTGTTTAAATTCCCTGTATGTTCTTTTTTTAGCCATTTTTTAAAGATTGTAATTCAATCTTTTGTGCTTCTATTTCAGTTTTTAATTCTTTAACTTTATTACCTTGATAGAAATGAGTGATAATGCTACCAATAGTAGTGTAAAAAACTTCAGCAGCAATTTTATCTAAGAAAAATCCAACAATAATAGCACATACTGCTAATATTGTTAAAATATATTTTACGTTGTCAGATGATAAGTTGTTTAACATATAGTTATATTTACTAATTACTTTTTATTATGTAAAGAATTTCACACTCATCTTCTGATGGTGATTCAAATATATTATCAGTATCAGTATATTTGCTACTATCTTTTCGATTTATAAAAAATATAATATCAGGTTTTATAACTCTTCTCATTTCTTTTAAAGGACAAATCATATCTATAACAATTAAAGACTGTTCGCTTTTTTCCGAAAGATTTTTCATTCTTTGTGCTTGTCGAATACGACCACTAATAGAAAAATCCCAATCATCATAAATTTTTCTGATTTCATCAGCATTTAAATAAAGATGATCCTTTAATAATATTTTTGTATTATTATAGAAAGTAGTTTTACCATTACCGGACAATCCCATTATTAATATAATCTGTTTCATTTTTAATAAAAAATTAGAAATTTAATAATTCTTTATAATCATCTTCATCTAGATAATCGTTCCAAGTATTTATTTTGCCGCTTCTGAAAAATTTATAATTTCCGTATCGTTCTCTATTAACTTCTTCAAGATGAGCGAGTTTAGAAAATTTGGTTTCTTCAATTATAGAATCTATGTATGTATAAGAAAAGTCAGTTTTTAAAAAATTTGAAAGATTAAAACATAAAGAATGTGGATCATTTAAAAAATCTTCATATCGAATACTTAAATAATTAATATTTGTTTTTACTATATCGTCTTTTTCAAATTCTAAATGTTCTTTTGCCCAAGTTTTACCTATAGAATGTCTACATAGAAATTTCATAAATTCTGAATCTGATAAGTGATTCATATCAGGTATTTCGTCTAATAAATCATTAGGAAGACCTATATCAGTTATTGTTTTATGATAACGAGTATAAAAAAATCTGCTTATCCATGCATCTTTTAAATTTCGTTTAATATTTATTATAGGTAAGTCTATTCCTGCATTAAAAATTTCTGACATTTTTACCGGAGGTATTATATGACTTTTTAAAAATATAGGAATATTTTCGTCATTTATTATATTTTTTATATAATCAGTATCTAGTTTATCGTCCTTCATACAATTATCATCAATAAATAATCTATTGTCACCTCGATAAAATAGTTTACAGCATATTTTTCCTATTATTGTTGATCCGACTCTCATAGGAGAAGATATTAGAAATTTTTTCATAATTAAATACATATCTATTTAATTATGAACGATAATACATGCAAATATTAAATATTATTTTTTTTATAAGTAAAAATATTATACAATTATATGAATAAATGTTACAATAATTCTAAAGAAGGACAAGATATATTTGTGGATTTTTTAATAAATGATCAAAGGAAAAAAACATTTTTAGATTTGGGGTGTAATCACCCTATACAATGTAATAATACATTTTATTTAGAAAATAAAGGATGGAACGGTATTATAACTGATATAGATAGTAATTTAGAACAACTCTATATTAAGTCTAAACGTAAATGTCTATTCAGAATAGTAGATTTATCCGATCCTATTCAACTTAATGATTTATGTGATTTCTATATTGAAAAATTTGGAAATTATGTGGATTTTTTATCGTTTGATGTAGATGATGCAACTGTAAAAGTATTGAATAATTTTCCATTCGATAAATTATCTTTTGGGGTGATGTGTTTTGAACATGATACGTATCATCAGAACCAGTCAAATGAGAAAAAAACAGCTATGACCAATAGATTATCAGAATTTCCTAAGTATAAGTGTATAGTAGATGGATTAGGATTTCATCATAAGAGAATAGATGATACTATAGAACTGAGAGTTCATGAAGATTGGTGGGTTAATACTGATATTTTCTCAGAAAATATTATGAAATATTATTCTAAAAATATATTTTGGAAAGATTATTTAGAATATATTCATAATATTAATAAAAAAGAAACGACCAAATATCATCTTCTTAGATTTGGTGCAGGATTAGGAGATATTATAAAATTATCAACAAAACATAATTTATATAACAATATTTCTAAATTTTTAAAAGAATCTAACGACAAAATAATAATAAGTTTATTTTCTCATAACAAATTTGCAAAAGAAATATTTACATCTATGGAAAATTCTGATAAAATAATTATATTCGATATTAGTCAGAAAGAAAATATGAATAATTTATTTAAGTTATCTTCTAATACTGATAGAATGGATATTATACATAAAAGAGAGTTAGAATTCTTACAAGAAAATAATATAAATTTAGAAAACGTATTATTTGATAGAAAAGATATTTTCAGGGATAATTTACCTATGTCTCCTAATTTTCAAGAAACACAAGAAGATAAAAAAGTTATAGATAGCATCAAAGCTTTTCAAAAGCCTATATTAGTTATATCTCCCAGTGCTGGAAATATAAGTAGAAATATACCTAATAATATAACTAAAAAAATAATAGACAACTTTAAAAATAATTATACTATTGTACAAATAGGAAGAAATAACATCAATGAACATATTAGAGAAGAACCAATTTTTGATGCTGTAGTAAATGTTGTAGATAAATTGTCAGTAACAGGTGTGATGAAATTAATAGATATATGTGATGGAATAGTATGTTGTGATAGTTCGATGTATCATTATGCCGCAGCAATTAATAGTAATATACTTATAGTGGTTCCTAATAAAAGTAATTCTTTATATGGATTAATAAATGAGGATACTAGACATCAAGGATACTTTGATGCATTTAATAGAGATAACGTAGTCGCTGTAGATTCTATAGATTTTAACGAAACTCATATAACTAAATTTGAAAATATTGTCAAGTCTTCTCTGCAAAAATAGAAAATGAGTTATTAAGATCAACTCCACTTTTAAATATATTAGAATATTTCTTTTCAATAAAAAAATCTTCTAATATATTTGGTGTGAAAATATTTTTATGTTTTCTATTATTCCAAGGTCGCCAATATTCTTGAGAATAATCAGGAAGATATAAAAATATAACTCCGCCAACTTTGAGTAAAGTATCCCAATAATTTAATACATTAACCCAATCATCTAAATGTTCTAAACAATGTGAAGAAAAAATATAATCCAAGTTATTATATGGAATGTTTAAAGCGTCAAAATTATTTACAATAGGATCAATAGGTATAGCATTTGGTAAACACCATTCTAGTCTATTACATCCTACATCCACCCCAAATCCTTTACATATATGTTTGGCATACGGTATTATAAACTGTGATGCAAAACCTTGTGTTTGGAATGCTGGATATTTTTTATTATTATATATTATTGTATCTATCATAAAGTATTTTTAATTATTTCGGTTATTGTATATGATGAGTTACTGACTTTTATATGTTGTAGATTATTAAATATAGTATTATATGTGTTATTTTTAATAATTTCTATCTTATTTATAGCATTATCTTTATTTGGTTCCGCCCACTGTCCCTTGAAATAAGGAATATCTACATCTACTAATTTATAATCGACTAGAGAGTTGACATCTTTCATGAAATCTACATTTCCTGAATATCCTGTAGCTATAGGAACTGTATTAACTGCCATTGCTTCTGCAAGAGTTAAACCGAAACCTTCGCTACGATGAAGAGATAATAATACATGACATTTACCAATAAGATCTTGAACTTTTTCAGAGGAATAATATTCATCAATAACTTTTATTTTAGAATCTCCTACAATTTGTTTCAAAAGATCACGTTCGTTATCTGAACCAGTAAAAGTTTTAAAAATTACATTAACATCTTTATATTTTTCTTTTATAATTTTAGCAACTTCTAAGTTACCAACGATATTTTTACGATCTACATTACTAGAAATATTTCCCATAATTAGTATTGTAAAATTTTTATATTTTTTAGGAAGTTTAGCTGGAATTGGTATTGGATGTGGAATGACTTTTATAAGTGATGAATCTATATATTGTGAAAAAATATCTTTACAATATTTACTTGCAGTCCATATTTCGTCAAAGTCTTTTAAAACTTCAACATCTTGATTATGTAATTCAGAACTCTCCCAAACAAAATAACCAATCTTTTTAACATTTGAACTTCTAGGAAAAGGTTTGGTTTTTTCTTTTATATTACGATAAAGATTAAAAGTAGAGTGAAAATATTTAATATCATGATTTATCGGCCCACTATACGGTGGAAATAAATCTAATTTAAATTCTTCGTTTTTTGTAAATTGATGTAAATCAAAAACATCAGGTTTGCTAAATGTTTTAAAACATTCTACGTATCTACGAAAAACTTCACCTAATGAAGTTTTGTTATTAGCAAGACCTGCCATTATAATTTTTCTATCAGTCATAAATTATATAAGAGGACCAACAGAAATATTCTGTGTTATAGTTGATATACTAGAATCTATATAAACATTCATCTGTCGAAATCTAATAGTTCCACCAACTTGCCATGTTCTATCCTCTAATGCATAAAAGGTTCCTGTAAAAAGGTCATTAGTATATTTAGAGTTATATAATACACTCTTACTAGAACCCTTTATAAATCCCCAAACACTATTACTATTTGTACTTCCCAATTCAGGACTTCTTGTTTTATACTCTGAATTATTTATTACATTTAAACTATATTCATCTGGATTTTTTGTTTTACTGCCGACAAATATAAATATTGGGTCATTTATATTTGGAGAACCAAAAAATTGATATTTCCTTAACAATGGAAGATTAGGATTAGCGGATGGTGATACATTATAAATGGACAAGCTGCCATTTGCCCATCCGTATGCAAATCTAACATCATAATTATTTACCGGATCTCCGTTTGGTTCTATTTTATATGTATAATAATATTCGGGATCTAACGGATAATACGCTGGATTAAATAATTGACAAGGATCGAAATAATAAAAAGATGCACTATATGGTTGATAAACACTACCTGCTGAAAGGTAATTTTTTACATATCTATAAGCCGTGGGAGAAAAACCAGGGGGTTGCATTCCGCCATTAAAAAACCGCAAAGCTGTTGGTTCAGTTCCACCCTGTAAACTTAACACATCACTATTACCTTCAAACCAGCTAAAATTATGCATTGTATAACTTTGACAATATATAGAAGATGTATTGGTGGTTAAAGGGGATATTTGATGAATATCAAGAGATATTTCTGGATTTAAGAAAAATGCACTATTTAATGGAGGTTGAAACTGACACTCAGAATAATCGCATATTACAGGATTCCATGCAGAAATTGGTCGAATACTTATTTCGTTATAATCATTTTTACTTAATAATGAAGAATCAAATGATGATAGTACTAAACTATCTATATTTCCATAATATTTAGTATTAGTTATTGAACTATTTGCTGATGATGCATAGGTTGTAGAAACAATTACTTCTGAAGGATTATAAGGAACAAACCAAATTTCATTATGCTTTCCTTTTTGAAATGTAGTATTTATGTTTCCTAAAGAAGTTCCATTTAATATAAGTTCGTGAATCTCACTAGAGAAAGTATTAATATAAGGAGGACCGTTATAAACTACGTTATTAAACATAACTTTAATAATAGGAATGTTTCTATAACAAACATCTTCACAAGAATCGCAGTCTTGTCTTGTACTGCTACCTAATGTAGTGTAATTATTTAAAATTCCTGCATTTGTAACAAAACTTCCAGAATTTATTTCTGATACAAAAAACTTTTTAATAACTCCGTTAACTTCTACATTAACGTATTCATTTAAAAAATTTTGGAAATTATCATCGTTTGATATTTTTTTCATGAGAATAGTTCGTTTAAAATAGTTGTTTCGGAAACATTAAGTGATAACATTTCAACATAAGGAACAACATAAGGAATAGCAGGATCGGTGGCTGGGTTAAAAAATTCACATTCAGTTAAAAGATATTTAAATCTTTGTGGACAATCCTTTTCTTTGTAGAGATCGTTTATTGGTAATGAGTCGTAACAATCATTACATAATTTATCTGAGCAAAACTCAATACTAGTGTAATCATGATAGCTCCAACGTCCGTTTCTTATTTTAAAAAAGAAACGACCACCTGTATACATGTTAATATTTTTTGGTTCAAATTGAACAAGAATATTAGTTGGAATATCTTCAAAATTACGTTGTATATAAATATTGTATTTTTCTATAACAATGTTGTATTGATAAACATATGAGTGGAATAATTTCAAATCTGTTTGAGAGAAATCTTTAAGTTCGCTTGATTCAAAAATGTCATAGTTTATATTATATGTTACAAGATTTATTATACTTGTAATCGAATCAATTCCTGTTATAATTAAACTATCTTTTCCGTATTTTCTAAAAATAGTATTAAAAACAACAATAAGAGATTCTAATTGATTTTTATAACTTAAAAAGTCAAACACTCCTTGAACTGATACAGAATAATTAGCTGCTAACTTTTCCATAACCTCTGGTTTATATTCTTTTAATCTTGTATTATCTAAACCATCTGCACTATAATTATTACAAATATAGTCACATCTAATAATTTGTGTTGGTGAAAAGTTTTCCGATGGAAAATTGTCATTTAACCATGTTTCTACTTCAAGCATGTTTGCAACACAACTAAAAGTAGTTTTATAAACAATTTGAATTGGTTCTTCCCAATATCCACGAAGATTATAAACTAAATCAGCAGAACGTTTCCAGTAACCAGAATTTATGTTTACAAATGTACAAAGATTGTTTAAATCACTAAACACTGAATTAAATGCATCTTGTATTGAGTTCCATTTGTTTGTATCTGAATATAAACGATCCATTCGAACGTTTAATTCATTCATATTAGAATTAAACTTTTGTAAGCTATTTCCTAAATATTCAAATTCTGATATTTGTTGAGTCATTATTAATTATAAAGTGAAGAATCATAAACCCAACGAGAAATAGTGTCATCAACGATGAATTTTAAACCTACAAATTCCTTAACATAACGGTCTGGAATTTGAATATCAAGTCTCTGAGCACCGCAATCAACAGAACCTTTTACATAACCTGCTCTTACGCCTCCACCAATACAAGAAACTGCATAGCGGACACGTACAGTTTTTACTCCAGTAAGTTTTGTTTGAGAAAGAATTCTATTAATCTCTTCATACATTGGAGTAAAGATATAAAGTTCTTGACCAACAATAAAATTATAACAAGTTCCACTAAACACAGGAAGAGTTTGATTGACCCAATCTGTAACATCTGAGATAACGTCTGAGCTATCACCATCTATACCAAATGTATAAGGATAAATAAGCGATATTGGTTTCATCCAAACAGAACTTAATGTTTTGACACTATTATAAGTATCTGTCCAGCAACCTGAATTTGTTTTAACAACATTCATTGCATTAAGCCAGTTTGCACTGTTTACGCTAAATTGGTTATATATAGAATTCCACATATTTGAGGCACTATACTCAAAATTACAAGTATAAATATCTAATGCATTAAAGTTGTAATTTATTGATGATAATGAATCTCCAATACTCTCATAATCCTTGATAGGAAAGACTATCTGATTGTCTGTTAATTTACAAATTTCTCTTGCGTAATCCATTTTATATTATTTAGCAAACAGATATACAATCTGCAAAAACAAAATCAGGAAGAGCGCAACAATCTTTTTCTAAATCTTCCCACGTAAAGATATGACCAGAAAGTGTATTGCTGCACTCTGTATCATACCATGTAAGAGGGAATAAACTGTTACATTGAACCTGTTGATAATTCCAGCAAATTTCAGAATGATTACCATCAGTTCCTTCTCTTGTTGTCCACCATGCAGAATAAGAGCTTAATTGTGTATTTCCTACTAATTTAGCTTTTGTCATTTCTCTCCATGAAACAGGATTTTTCTCAATTGTTGGAATTTGAATATCATTTATATAATGGAAACTCCATCTCCATTGAATATCATCATTGTTATTCGGAATAGCAAATGTTGCATCTATATTACTTTTAAGTTCTTCAACATTGCTATATAGATTATGTATTCCACGATTAATAGTATCATATAAAACAGGCTCATTAACTCCTAAGAAAAGAGGATAGTCTGTTAATGCAGATGGCGAATAAGATGATGCGGTTTGATTAATTACTCTGTAATATTGATCAAGATCAACAAATAATTTCTTGTCGATACGACTATTTAAAAGACTAGTATTATCCTTTATCTTTTTAAATGAATCATTAAAGATATAATCTGTTACAAACTCATTTTCATTTACATAAATGGTGTTCCAATCAAAACCTGAAAGAGATTCGTTAGAATTTATAACTTTATCAATTTCTATATAGTCTACAAATTTTAATATATAATCTTTAAAGATTATGTAAGATTGGTAACTATCAAAAACAACATCAACTATATCATCATTGTAAGTTATTTCGTTTATAAAGGTATTGTTTATAGTATATTTTGCTAATGATTTTCCGCTAATGATATAAATTATACCTTCATGTAAAACATTTAATACAGAATTTATACTATCCTTTTTAGTTATAGAATTACTCTCCTCACCAAATTGATTTATTAAAATAGTTTCTCCTGAAGTTGTTGATACAGAGAAAAGACCATTTCTTTCGGAAATTGAAAGTGGTTTATTATCACTGTTAAATTTGCTCAATGATATATTTCTAATCCAGTTTAAGTTTTTATTATAAACTTTTATAACAAGAGAATCGCTGTCAACAACAAATAAATTATATTGACTATCTAAGCAAAAATCAACAGGATTGTTAAACTTGGTACGATCCTCTTTTGAACCATTACCGCCCCAATAATGTGTAATTTCAATATCACTTGGATTGTTTATGTCAAATCTACAAACAAATAATATTTTTTTGCCGTTGTCTAAAATATAAAGTCTTTTAAGTTCATCGCTATAGTGTAGAGTTGTTGGATTTTCAAAAATCTCTCCATTGCCAATTTTATTAATGGAATATGTTCTTGAAGGATTATATGATATATTGTATATTTCTAAACGGTTTCCGTTAAATGCTATAATTTGATCTTCAAAGAATTGAACAGAACGCAAATCACTGAATAATGTATTTTGAACATTTATCGGATCGTATTTTGTTTGCCATTTAAAGTTACCAAATCTTTCGCCAAGATAACCACCGTTTGCTTTTGGAAAATTAATGTTGTTAATTGAGCAAGCTGCACTAAGATAATCTAAGTTTGTTTTTAATTTCTCGAATGAACGGTTTATAACAGAACTATATTGCCAATCGTTAGGTTTTACCTTAACATCTTCTAGAGAATATGGTAAAACTAATTTCTCATAAAATTCACGAGAAATAGATGAATCGTAATTTTCAAAAGAATTTTTAACAGAAATTAGTTTATCCCAAGTTTGAATATATGTTTCTCCTGTATTTGTAATTCCTGTTAATGATGGTGATTTAATTCCTTCATTGTTATAGAATGTGGTAAATGTTAATGCTCCTGTTGATGGAGTTGAAATTGTTCCTTCACCATTATCAAATCTAAATGACTGAAAGCTAATATTCGGATTAGATATAAAATTTTTATTACTTCCATTATAGAATGTTACAAATTCTCCTGCTGATAAAATATTTTTTGTTGCATACAACTCAAGATTAGGACCACTATAAACAGAAAGCGAAAGAATATTCGATGAAACTGGAAAGCTTGTTGGGCAAAAATCAAAACCGTTTATTGTTACCGAAACATTTCCAGAAAGATAAATCTTACAATTATTAAATGAGTTTTCATCTATAATAAAATCAGTATCTTCGATTCCAACTTTAATTATCGAATTGAATGAAGCTGATTTATTCTCTATTAATTTTGTTTGCACAAAACTATTGCTGCTAAGAACAATATTGAATGAGTAACCATTTATATCAAAATTACCAGAGTTTATTGTTGCAATCATTCTTGGTAAATCGGAATAATATTCAACATCAACAAAATTGTTTGTTAATTCAATACTTGCAGATGGTGCAGGGAAATTTAAGAATGTTATATTTTGTCTATAAACATTAGAATTATTAGATGATGCAAAGTTATAAACTGTTACAGAATCAGACTCTAAGAAAATATCATTAAATGCAGAAACCTTTACAGTGTTATTCGCAGAAACATTACTATATGATAAAGGAATAATAACTTTATTAGATTTAGATTCAGTAATTGTGTTTCCAATTGCCCAGACATATTTAGAGAACCCAGGAGATGCAGAAAAATAAAAGTTTTCTGTATGACATGGTTTATAAGATGTCATACCATTTGATTGTGTATAAAGATTAAAAATTAGATTTTCATATCCACTACCACACTTTCCATAATCAACTACACTATTGCTTGCTATTCTGTTTGGGTTATATTGATTTTCAGGGAAACCGATATAGTTTAACGGAGTTATATTGCTTAATAAATAAAAGCACATACTATCTGTGAAATTGTAACGATTAAAGTTGCCATTAAAAGGTTTTGCTGATATTGCAGAAACATTGATACAAATTGATGAAAGAGTTGAAAGAGAGAAATTGAAAATATTTCCAGTTCCAGATAAGAAAGGAATATTATTTCCGCTTACATCATTTCCGCTTAGTGCATTCCAACGAATATCCGAAGTGTTAAGATTTGGATAAATTGCAGATAATGTTAAATGTGTGGTAGTGTTTTTGAAAATTAAATTTTTACTAGTTTTACTACTAAACAATGAATTATTTCCGCTTGTTGCATTAATAGTTAATAAATCTCCTGCTGGATATTCGCGATATAAAAATAGCTTGGATGCATTTAATGCAAAATCATTTCTTGAAAGATCACAAGTTATATTAAAAAGAATATATTTAGGATCGTTTGTAACAGGAATACTTGAAACTGTTGCATTTATAAGAGAGTAACCATTTGTTGAAGAATAAATTGTTCCTTCATCAACAGCACTATTGTTAAATGAGTTTGTAAAAAGTATTTCTCCTCTAGTGTCATTAGCAATTTCGTTCCAAGTAATATTCGCATCTGTTGGCACACGATAAGAACGACCATTACGATTACAAAATGCGCTTAGTGTTCCACTACCAGTTTTATTATTATCATTTATGTTTCCTTTAATTTCTAAGAAAATATCATTTACAACAGTGCTTGGTGGAAACCAGAATGTGCTTGCTGATGTCTCATATTCTTCTGAATAAATAACAATTTCCGTTTTATCAACACCTAAGTATAATACTTTAACATCGGTTAAATCGTTATAAAAAACATTTGCACTTATTGGGTCATTATTAAGATTATAGAATAAAACATTTTCTGGTGGGTATGCTGCCCATTTAAACCCGAAATTTTCTGATTGTGTAGGATATATAACAGTTGTAAGAGTTGCAGAATTACCACCATATTCCGTAATATTTGGTGAAAAAACAATATCCTTTTTATTAATTAAAAATTCTAATTCAGTTTCTTCTTCATAAATTGCACCTGTAAATGCAGATAGTTGAATTTTAACAAAGTGACGATTACCAAGACCATTATTATAAAAACTTATAGGTCCATTAGCAGGCATCCATTCATTATTTTTTTTCTTCTCACCTGATCTAATATGCACTGCACTTAATGAATCGTCATTTGTTTGCTCGACAAATCTTTTAATCATTCTTTTTGAAGTATCATCTTCAATATCGTAACTTGTTTGATAATAGTTATCAACCATTACAGTATCAACTGAAACTGAACTATATGATGTACTTGTTATAAAAGATGATGGTAAAAAAGAAACTGTAAATGCATCTTCTGTTTTAGTATCAGTAAAATAAGAACCACGACTAAATTTATAGTTATAAAAATAAACTCCAGAAGAAACAGGATGAACATCTAATGCAGATATTTGCCAATAGTTAGGATTAGAACCTTGAACTGATGACAGAGATATGTTTGGTTGAAATGATGATGTTTCATATGTTACTGATATTTTTGCATTTGGTTCAACCCAAAGTGGGGCTTTAAAGTATAGCCATAATTGTCCTGTATTTGCTAAAAATTTACAGTGTACTGGATTGTATGGATAAGAAATTCCAATATCTGTTAAAAAACTTCCTGGTAAGCAAGAAAGGTTAATATATGTTAGAATAATTGTATCTGATTGATTTCTCACATCGCCTGTTGTAAATGTTAAAACAAACCCATTTTCTTCTGAAATTGATGGATCAACTCTTGATGTTAAAACAGGAACTTCAACTTTTAAACTATTTGGAATAATATTCTTACCAATAGATGCAACATAATAATCACGAACAAAATTCTTATTTAATCCAAGATTATAGTTTACTCTTCTTTTTGAAATATATGGTAAATGATTACGAAAATTAATATTAGTAGCTGATAATAAATTTGGTAAACCAATAAGAGAATTATAATTATCATTTCTAATTTTTTGTTTAAAAGTTGGCGTATTAACAAAACCGTCAAATCCAGTTGCAGGCATCATACATGCAGAAACTCTAAAAACTCTATTATTTATTTTTTCAATTTTTGGATAAGGATGTGAAGGGTATATACTTGCTGCACCAGTGCTATCAACATAGTTGAAATATAAAAATTCGCGGTTTCCAGTAACTTGCCAAAAAAGAGTTTGATAATCATTAGGATTTCCGAAAACTGTTGGAGATATTGCATAAGATACATCATCAGCAGAAGTAAAATCACCATCAGTTGAAAATCCTGATAATACATATGGTCTATTATAAGTGGTTACTAATCGGTTCCAGTCTTCATTACCTGTTAATGTATTAATTGTACAATTACTGAAATTCACTTTTTCGTTCCATGTATCAAAATAGAAATGAAAAAAACGAGTTCCTATACGTGCATTTTGTAAAGAAGGTTCAACACTGTTGAAATTTATTTGTATAATCTCGTTTTGATAACCTGATGAAGATAATGAATTAAAGTACATTGAAATTATTTATTGACAAAAACACCTCTTTGTAGTATAATAATTCCTTTATGTTTCAAAATATTTCAACAGAAAACTTAACAACCTATTTTATTGCTTATTATATCATACATTCTATGGCTGGATTATATTTTATGCAAGATTATATTCGTAAGTGTAAAGAAGGAAATTTTGTTCCTTTTAATAATTCTGTATTTAAAGGAATTTTTATGTTGATATTTTGTGGACTTTTTACAAAAATAATACTTTTTATTGGAATAATTGCTACTATTTTTGACATTTTTAGGAAAAAGATTTGACATTAACACTAAATAGTGTTAAGATAAGAAATACTAAATTGCAGAAAAGAGCTTCGGTAAGCTCATGAGTCTCATAAGCTCAAGGTCCGTGTTCATCTCCGGTTCTGCAACCAAAAGCCTCTATAGTTTATTGGTAAAACGATTCTCTCATAAGGAATATAAGGTAGTTCAATTCTACCTAGAGGCACCAAAAAAAGAAAAAACTTCTTGAGTTTTCTTGAAAAAGTGTTAAATTAAGATAAGTAAAAAATATGAACCATTCGGCTACAAATCTCTCCCGCATTAATTTGGATAGAAATATCCAAGGGAGTTTTAGTGTTAAACCGGAGTGGTTTTATAAAACTCTTTAACAGGTCTGAGTGAGGGAAACCCGTCAGACTACTCTGACGAAGGATTTCAAAGTTTCCCTAAATAAGAAAAACTCAGCGAGCGGAAAAACCGAGCAGGACGAAAGTGCTGAAAAAATAAAAAACATTTGATGGGGCCATAGCTCATTTGGTAGAGCGGCTGATTTGCATTCAGTAGGCGAGGGGTTCGAATCCCCTTGGCTCCACCATCAAACACCGTACCACTCTTGGTTAAGTCGCAATCTCCATGATCCTTGCATCTTTGCATGGGAGACGACTATAATGAAAGAAAAGATACTGTCGAGTCGAGGTAATAACGACTTTCTTTCAGCGGTGTAATTTTAATTTATGTATATCTTTCAAAGAAAATCTTTGACAATGATAAAGAAAAATGTATAGTATATTATAATGGGACTTGACCCTATCGGAGGACTGTAAATCCTTTGCCGTTAATAAGATAGGAAGTTGGCAAGTGGTGCGTTACCACCATGGCCCACCAAATTTGGAGAAAACCCGGCTGGATGAGGAGCAATCTTGGAAAGATTGTAACACTGCGTTCTCGCGGTGTAGGAGGGTTCGAGTCCCCCTTTCTCCGCCACTTTATGGAAGAATGGCTGAGTCTGGTTTAAGGCGACGCACTTGAAATGCGTAGGGGTTTAAAAGCCCCCGTGAGTTCGAATCTCACTTCTTCCTCCAAAATCTCTTTGACAAAATTAAGAAGTGTAGTAAATTAAAAATAACAAAAACAGGATATAGCGC